AAATGTAGTATTTGCCATAATTATATCCTCCTAGTTTCCGAACATAGTCTCTAGGCCGTCGACTATACGCGTCTATGTTCTAATTAATTTGTATAGTAATAAAACTATATACTAGATTTTAGTAGAGTGCAAGAGAGCCTGTAGTGTGAATTGAATTTATTCAACGATGTAGCTTTTTTATTAAGTAGCTACTGAAACTTGTGGAGCGGCACCTTCAATAGTATTCTGCCTGTGGGCAATAGCTGCTTCTTCCAGCTTGATCTTTGTGATGACTTCTTTAACTTTGTCATCGATTCGGACCATTTCAAGAGTATATCTACCATTAGATAGATGCTCCTGTTCCCACTTCAACTCCAAGGACCTTTTTTGTTTGTATAGGTCTTGTATCATAGATAACTTCCTCATAAGTTATTCTGTTAGTCTTGTCATCATAACTAATTCCAAGATCTTCCCATTTTATACTCTTTTCTCCAAGTTTGTCAAGGATTGCATTTTCTAGGGATTCTGCGTTATCTTCAGATAACACTTCAAATTTTGCGTGATGGTTATAAGCCCAAATATTTACTATGAATTTTTTCATGAATCTCACCGTTTATTTTATGATTGTGGCGGAACTATGTCCCGCCACAAAAAATTATTGATTACGCACCTTCAACACCGAAGATACCTCTAGGGTCTGATACGCCGAAGCTGTATCTTTCTCTAGCTTTGTATCTAACGTTGCCAGTATCGAAATCACCTTCCATTGCAGTCGTTAATGGAGCTCTTGTGAACATTTTCATGCCGTTTGGCACGTCTGTAATGATGTAGAACGCATCAGTGTCAGTTAGGTAATTATTCACTCTGTATCCTTGAGGAATCATTCCCATTGACGCGATTGCGTTAATGTCATTATCAGCTGTTCCAGTTCTACCTTGAGACTTCATAAGTCTCTCAGCTGTAAACTGAAGCTCAGAAGGAATAATCATTTTTACTCCTCTTGCTGCAACTCTAAGACCTCTTTCGTCAGTCATTTGACCGATATCGATCAATGATTGCTCTAACGAAGTTTCGTTAAGATCTGCCTGCGTAGTCAGAGTATTTTGAAAAGTACCTGCTATCGTAGGGTGAGCAACTCCAAATAAAGATTCGCCGTCACCTGATAAGAAAGTGTTTACACCTGGTAAACCATTAATTAAAGGTTCAACTGCTTTTACTTGTTTTGCGTTACTCATTGATCTAGCTAAAGCTTTTGTATATCTAGACGCAAGTCTGTCATACAAGTTATCCTCGATCGCTTCTTCAGTGATCGCGAATGCTAAAGCCATAGTCTCGTGAGTGTATCTCGCTGTGAAAGTTTCTTGTGCTTGATCAAAAGATACTCCTGATCCTTCACCTTTCACTTGCGCGTTTGCGAATCCAGATAACATTACTTCCTCTTCGAAAGCTCTGTCACTTGATTCTTCAGTATAAATCTCAGCATGCTGATTTTCATACCTTTTGTACTCCAGCCCAAATAGTGCATTTAGGCCTGGTTCTAGTTCTTTAACTAGTTGTGCTCTTGATATTGCCATGTCTATTTGCTCCTATTATTGCCATGTAACAGCATTAGTTAAGTACTGATTTAGATTCTGACATACGATTACGCTTCTGTTAGCCGCGTTTTCATCGTTTTCAGGATCTTCAGCAGATCTTAATAATCTGAAAGCATTGTTAGTGTCGTGTATCGTTGCATCAGTTAATGTTGCAGTTGACGTTCCAGTTGATGAGTTACCAACGTTTCCGTTACCATCATCAACAGTTACTCCAACAGTTCTACCATAATCAGCTTGTGCAGCTGCTGCGTCTAGGACGCCGATAAAAAGTTGTAGTGGATTGTCATGCACAAATGCAGTGATATCTTCACTATTAGCTGGAGTAATAGGTTGTGCATAATGGTTCGAGAATGTAGGCTTCAAAGTTGTAGCCGCATTATAGAAAATTCCATTTAACACACCTATGGTTTTATTAGTTATAGCCGCTTGACCAGTTTTAATGTATCCAACTTTACTTTGAACAGCAGAGTTTTGATACAAGTTCTTGTCATAAGCAGCATCTATGAAGTATTTGCCTTGTCCTTGAGTAGAAGGTGTTGAACCTACAGTACCCACTGGGACCAAACCAAATCCTGCAGTTTGTCTATTTGCCATAGTTATTACTCCTTAATGTACCTGCCTTTCGAAAAAGGCCTCCAGTACGGGTTTATATTAATTCAGTGATTTAAAAAATTACTTTTTCGTACCACCGAAGGTTACACGAGATTGCCTTTCAACATTGATTGGCATACTCTTATCCTGCTCCCGCATAAGATCGTTTTCTACTGCTTCGTCTTGTTGTTTATGACGGTTAGCCATATACTCTTGACGTTGTTTCGCGATCTCGACAGGTACCTTCGCAAGAAGAAGGCCACCAACCCCAACGACTCCCTTGTATTTGCCGTCTTCGACAACTGGATAATCACTAGCATTTTCAACTTCTTCAGATCTAACTAACTCATAACCTTCTCTTAAACGTCCAGTTATATTTTTAGTATCTTGAAAGCCAACGCTTTCTGCTCTTATCCATCTATACCTGAATCCATCAGGTGCAGGGGGTGCATCTAGAGATGACGGTGGAACCCACACTTTAGGTCTCTCAGATTTTGACCGTGTTTGGTTCGCACGAGAAGTGTTTTCTTTTTTTTCCATTTTACGCTCCTTCCGTGTTTTTTAATTGTTTTGCGTATTCTTCGAGTGGCACACCTAATTTTTTAGCTATTGCTACCTGTGATGATGTGAGTCTCACAGTTTTGCGACCAGGCTTTACGCTTCTTTGTGCCGAAGCCACTGTCTGAACAGGGGTGGTCGTTTGCTTAGTTTCAGTATTACCAAATTTATGAGGAAAGTCAATCTTAATTCTTTTATCAACCTCCGCATAATACTCGTTAGAACTAGGATCATACCCTTCTTTTTCAGTAAGATCCTTGTGTATCTCAAACGCAGTATAAGTCATTGCTCTATCTGTACCAAACCATGAGTTTTTTGCAGCCCATGCTTCAGCTCTTGGATCCGGATTAATTGGATCATCTCTTTGAGGAATGTTTACATTATTTGCTTGAGAGAGTTGTACAGGCTTCTCTTCCTGTGCTGTTTGTCTACCCTCTTTTGCCGATTCAAGTTTTGCATTCTCAAATGCGAGTTGTGCAATTCTTTTATTAGCTTCAACTTGAGCTTCTGCATTACCAGATTCAATTGCTGCAGCTAATTCTTTTTGTGCAGACTCTAAACCTGATGATATAGTTGTCTCAAACTTTTTAATATAATCAGAATCAGTTTTCTCAAAACGTTTTTCTAATTGTTGTCTTTTTTGTTCTACACTTCTAGCATATTCAACAGCAGCTTGTTCTCTTCTCTCTGCTTCTCTCATCTTACGAGTTAATTTCGCAATACGAGATTGTACACCTTTACTGTAGTCTTCTAACTCACTATCATCTTTTTTTTCTTCTAACTTTGTTTCTCGTTCATTTTCAAATGATTTATCTGTTCCTTGTTCTTTGTTTTCTTCCGACTGTTCAATTACAGTTTCGTCTTTTGCTTCTTCGATATCTATTGTAGCATCAGGTCCTGATGTATCAATAGGTACCATTTTTTTTTCTTCTGGCATAGTTACTCCTTCCTATGTTTAGAACTCATGCAAGATGTCCTCTGGACTATCAATTGTTGCTAACACTTCATCGTCGTTTAGCAGACGCATTTCTCCACCATCTATCTTGATTCGGCTACCTGCATATCTTGCAAACATAACCCAATCTTTCTCCTTGCACCACGGACCTTCCGGATACCTCTCTTTATCCTTATAACATTGAGATCCCATGGCCATAACTAAACCAACTTGAGAACCAACTTGTTGTTTCTCTAATGTAGTTTCAGCTAAATGTAATCCACCTTTAGTTTTTTCATTTATTTTAAATGGTAAAACTAAAAGTCTCCAGCCTGTTGGCTTTGGTAATTTTGGTTCTTTTTCTGATTTCTTTACACCAACAAGATTATTGTTTGGTGTTAATATTGATGACTGTTCCTTTTTCATTTTGCTCCTTATCTTCTAGCAGGTTAGAGATTTCCTGTAGTGTTGCCTCATAGGCATTTATTTGTCCTATTATATACTTATAATTTTCCATACTGTCAACCCCACCGGAGGTAACTGACATGGATAAATTATCTAATCTATTTCTTAAAAATTTAAGAAGTTTGTTTACGACTGTTTCTAATTGCATTTTTTCCTTTCTTAGCAATTGATGCAACTTGGCTTTTGCCCATAACTTTAGCTCTTTGTTCCATCACTGTTAGTATTTGTATCTTACGTGCAAAAGGTTTATTTACACGTTTTACTTTTGCAACAGTTGCTTTTGCATCTGCTGGTGTTGCAAATTTTATTTTAACTGTATCTCTAGGATTTTCATCCGTATACAATCGTCTTCCAGAACCTTTAGGCTTTTTTCCCGTTCCTTTTTTTGGATCCGCCATTTATAGCTCCTTTCAACATTTTAGCTTGTTTAGTGTGAGCTTTAACTGCTTTGCCCAATCCTTTAATTACTTTTTTAATTGCATTTTTTTTCTTTAACATTTCCATCTCCTTCTGGCCTGTCTAAGTCTTGAATTAGGATCTTTTGCAGCCTTTGGAAATTTTTTCATTTGGCCTGCGCTTCTTGCACAGTACGACTTACGTCGATTTGCAGCTTTAGATCCTGGTTTGACTTTTCCAGTCACCGCTGTTTTTAATTTAGAACCGGGATTTGCTCTTCTATAGGCAGCGACACCGGCTCGTGTCATACCTGCTCCAGACTTTGTAGGTCTAAAATTCTTCTTGTTTCTTGCTGGCATTTTATCTTGTCGTCTCATT